TTCCAGCATTGTCTTTGTAAAGCATTGTACCACCAACTTTTGTTTTAGCTGAACCAACTGTGTTTGCTGCTTGGATTGCTGTTCCTGTTGCATTTGTGATTTGAACATTGTTAGGTGTAAAAGTTGTTCCACTCGGATAACGACATATTCCTTTTGAAACTCTTAATTCTGTTAAGTAAATATTTACATTAGAGTGTTCAGTACCACTTCCAGGAGTACTTGGATAAAATTGTGCAAATACATCTAATGATAAACTTCCTGTGAACATAGAACCTGTAGTTGTTAAAGGATATGAACCAAAAGTTTGATGAACTCCATCTTTATAAAATCTAAAAATATTTCCATCTCTAACAAATGCTAAATGTACCCAAGTATCTGATGCTGGTTCAGAACCAAATTGTGAACTCCAACCACTACCTGAACTAATATAATGTTGAATAAATTGTGATTGATTCCATTTTGGTCTAAAAAATATTTCATTAGAACCACTATCTCCAAAGGATAAAATTCTATCACCTGAATTTGCACTTCCATCAGTATATTGCCAAAATTCTATTGTAAAGTCGCCTGTACCAAATTGCCAACCTGCGTCTGCTGGTACATATAATCCACCACTTCCATTTGCTTTAATACTTGTTGCTCCTAAAGCAGTTTTTTTAAAATTTGTTGAATGAGTAATACTTCCAACATTAGTAATTGTATGTCCATTAGAAGAACTATCTGTAAATGTTGTAGAACCATCTGTAGTATCTGAATGTAATAAAAATGATGTATAACTATCGTCAGCAAACTTACCAATGCCTAGACTTGTTGATGCAACATAACCACCTGAAACATAAGAATTAGTTTTTGTTCCTAAAGTATCTGTAGCAAAAGTATCTATAAATTGATTTGGTAAATTGAAAGCCGCAGAACTTTCGTTAGTTGCCTCTCTTAAAGCTAAAGCAGAAATGTCTGATTTGATTGGTTGTAAATCTGTTGCTGTAACGTGTTGAGTTACACTAGCTTCAGCAATTCTAGCGTTTGCAAAAGTTCCTGTTGTAATTTTTGCTGTATCTAAATTAGGAACATCTGCCGCTACTATTGGTATTCTTTTAATGTCTTTATAGTTTGTCATATTATTTCTCTGTTAATAACCACCCTTGTGTTGAATTGTAATAAACTAATCCAAATCCTGCTCTTTCAGTTGCTACATCTAAATTAGCCGATACTCCTTGAATTTTGCTACTACCATTTAAAATTGTTAAATCATTTGTGTCGAAAGTACCACTCACATCAAGAAATCTTATTGTGTCTCCAATAGTTCCTGATGGTAAAGTGACATCAACTGCACCACTTGAAGTGTCTACAAAATAATTCTTTCTAGCTTCTGCTGTAAAGTTTGCAGATTTACTTTCCCATACTGCACCTAAAGCTGAAGCAGGTAATCTTGCTTCTCCGATTGTTCCTGAAGTAATTGATGAAGCCGCTATTGAAGCTACACTAAATGTACCATAAGCAACTACATCTAAAATATCTCCTGCACTAGCACCTACTGCTAGAACTACAGAAGAACCTGAAGTAATTGTAATATCTGCACCTGATAATCTTACTCCATTTAGGTAGACATCTGCAAAACCTGCATCATAAGCAAGTGTTTCGCCATTTGTATCTGCACCAGTAAATGTTGTTTGATTTGCTGTTGCAGTATAATTAAATCTTGCTGAAGTTCCGTTTACTGTAGAACCTGCGGCCGCCCAACCTGACGACTTGTAAACTTTTAATTCATTTTGTGCAGTATCAAAATATAAATCTCCGACATTTAAACTTGATGTTGGTGCTGAACTTGCAACTCTATAAACATCAGCAAAGTTTTGTACTGATGATAAATTTGTACTAACATTTGTAACTGCTGCATGAGCGTTAGCTAAATTAGTTAAATTTGTAATTCCTGCTAAAGTGTTTACATTAGCAATATTGTTTCCAACATTATTAACATTAGCAATGTTAGTTGCTACTGTATCAATTTCACTTGTAGCTTCATTTAAATCATCTGCAACAGTAACTACTTCTGAAACAGCTTCAGCTAAATCATCTGCTACTGCAATTACTTTGGTAATATTTGTTGCTACTGTATTTACTGAACCAATATTTGTTGCTACTGTTCCAATATCAGTTGCGTCTCCTGCTACTGCTGTAACATTAGCTGAAATTCCTGCTACTGTTGTTACATCACTTGCTATTCCTGCAACTGTAGTTATGTTTGGTATGTTTGTTGAAATATAACTTTTGTTAACAACGTCACCATTATCTACTGGGTCAGCTATATTTTTAATTCTTTTACTTTGAGCGTCCCATTGAAAATCTGCATTGTCTAATTTAATTCTGTCGTTTGCGTCATCAATAGCTTCTTGAGACATAAAGAAACCTTGATTAGAGTCCGTGTCTAAATCATTTTCTGTTAGAACTGAACCTGCTGCGTAGTCAACTAATCTTGAAGTTTGACTTGTTGTTCTTCTAATCTCGATTGAACTTAAATTGGCAGGGGCAGAATTGAAAGTTATCTGAGTTCCTGCACCGTTGAAAGTGAAAGCAGTTGTAGCTACACCATTAATAGTAACAGCAATATCAGCTTGGTCTCTATAAGAGAAACTTACTGCGTATTGAGTAGTATTTCCGTTACCTGTATATCTCACAAATGAGTTAGCCATTTTACTCCTTTTCTTATATTCCTTCTAATATGGGTACTATTTAGGGCTTCTCAGGTAGAGTTTCCTCACCTATTCGTCTAATAACGTTCTGAATACCTAAAGCGTTCTGTAATATTAGTAATTGTGATAAATTGTTAAATGTTTTTTGGTTAAAATCGTAGTCGCTATCAAAGATTGACCTAAATGTTTCACTTCCCCCTCTATAAGCTTTGTTTAAAAAGGACATTGTAGGGTTTCCTGAAACTATTCCTGAATCCAAACCTGTTGAACGATAATGAAAGAAAGGGCTTCCAGTTGCAAAGTTATATCCTGAATCCCAAAAAGCTGGAAGGATAGACGCAAAAGCTGACCGTTGAAACCCTGCTTTAGCAAAGTGTTTTAAATTCTCTTCCCAACCTTTACCCATTTTCTTTTCCCAAAGTTCTTTTCTTTTTCTTGGACTTAATAAAGCCATTTGTGCTTGTACTTGTGCTGTAAAAGCCATTCCTGCAAATAACATTGAAGTCATCATTCCTGCAAAAGCTTGAAAGTCACGCATTTTTGCACCGTGTAATAAATGTTTTCCATAGGCTGTCATCATAAATCCTCTAAACTGAAATAGTATTTTTCCAGTTGTAGTATCAGTTAAACCACCGAGAAACATTTGTTCACCAATATCGTTTTCTTGAACAGTTCTTCTACCATATCTATTAATGGCATGAGCAAAGGTACTTGCCGCTTCTGTGTCTGTCCATTTATCAATATTAATTCTTTTAATTTTTCTATTTGTTAATACACCATTATATGTATCAGCATTGTCTTTAATCATTTTTAAAATTCTTTTGTGCATAGTATCAGAAATACCTAAATCTCTTAAACGTTTTCCTGATAATACTTTTGCACCACCTAAAGCTTCATCAAGATATTTTTGAACAATACCTTTTAAAAGTATTCTTTTCATTATCATGTTAACACCGTGCATACCTGATATATCTGCTGTTAATCTACTTACATGGTCTAGACCTACTTCAGCTTTTCTTGCTTTCTTATAATATTTACCAACTTCATTTCCTAACTCTTCAGTTTGGTTTGCTACTTGGTTAATTAATCTTTCACTTCCAAAACCACCAAAGATTTCTTCAGCTTCTTTCATAAAGTCATCATTAAGTTTACCATCAGCACTTCGTTTAAGAAGTCTTCTCATTTCCGGTAAATGTTTAATAGTTCTAAATAATCCTAAATTTGCAACCAATACACCTATTTCAGCTAACTGAGCAAATCCAACTTGGTTCATAATTCTTCCAAAGTTATATTTTCTTAAAATTCTTCCTATTGTTGAATAGGCTCCAGTCACATCAGTTTCTAAAGGCTTACCAATAAGCCAATCATAACCACTTTGTAAAGCTTTCATTTCATTACTTCTAACCCAATGTTTCTCACCCATGCCTAAAGCTTCATATTCTTTTTCAATACCTCTTTTCATAGCTTCCCAATCTGCACGAGACCTAAAACCTCTTTGTGCTAAAGCAATTTGCCCTGTCATTTGGTTACTATAATTTAAGAATAATATTTCTGAATCATTTTCAAGAAAGTCACTAATTGAACCTGTATCATCTGAATAGTTTTCATTAAATTTAATTCTTTTTCTCATGTATTTAATTTTACCACCAGACGTAGTTCGAGAGCCAAAGACACCTGTTATAATTCCTTGAATAGTGTCTTCATCTATATTATCAACCATACTTCTTAACATTTCATCTAAATCTTCAATTTTAGCATTTAAAACATTTCCAAGATTTATATTTTGTCCTGCGTTACCTCTAATAACAACTCTGTATAAATGTTCAGCAAGTCGCATTCTTTTAACTATGTCATCACCGTTATCAATTGCATTAGCAAGTAGCCTAAATAATTTCTTTTCGCCATGCTTTGCTACAAAAGCAGTTAAATTATTTTTAGACCATATTCTAGTTATGTATGCAGGATTAGGGTCAACCTGGTCAGCCCCTCTAACTCCTGCTGCTCTTGCCATATCAAGTAATTCTTTATATCTAGCTGATTGTGATTTAGCCATTGCTTTAACTGCTTCACTTTC